TTCGGTACAAAACTCAGATGAATGGAAACGGCGACAAACACAGATTATCACCAACCAATGTGGGTTGACTGATAGTCAGGCTGATGATGTTGAGTGGATTATGAACGAACTGCCAAAGCTCAACAGAATTTTTGGTCCGTATGGACTCAATGAGATTATCGTTGGTACAGCAGCGTATGTACTGCAACATGAAAAACAGCAAAATGAATCAGTCACGCTGTTGCAAGAACGGGATGCATTCTCCTTGTTAGAAGACGAGTATGATGCAACAGATCATAAAATTAACGTTGTCATTGACAAGATAGAGGAATATGTTGCATACCCCAGATAGGTATTACTACTGTACCAGTGGAGCGGAATCAACCGCTCTAACCATCACGGGTGGACTCCGTGAGTGGGCTGACTCCCACACGCTTTTACCCGAGAGTAACTATTATGGCAATTGAATCAGAAAAAGACATTGACATATCTAAGTATCGTGCTGCTGATGGGTCAATCAAGCGTCCTGAGTGGATTGATGATGATATTGAACTGCGTATTGAAGACGGTGTGTTGTGGGGAGAAGGTCCACACGGTGAGTTTCCTGTAGACCCCCCTCGTGGGGCACCAATGCCACGTGAGGATAAGTGTGGCATGCCGCTAAAGTATGCAGAAAAGCGCTATGGGGAAAAGCGGTACTGCAATATGTGGCAGTTGAACGACGGCATTACGTGCCAGTTTCACACAAACATGACAAACATTATGGACAATTGGAGTGAGATGATAGAACACGGCGCATTTGCACAGAAATACCTCATTTTCGTTCAGAAGCTATCACCACTGAAGTTTATCTTTGCGGTAGAGATGTTCAGTGGACTGCTTGAGATGAGTGACCTAGCCTTTGATGTTGAACATGAGGTTCGTGAGATAGACACCACAGACTCGATATACATCACTGAAGATTCCGTGCCAGTTACGTTGCCAATCCCAACGAACAAGCAGACCTCGTTTAACGCTGCTGAGTTGTGGGAAGCGTCGTTAGATCAAATCAAGATGCAGAACATTCAGGAAACACTCTTTGATGATGGCATGGAGTCTGAGACAATAACAGCAACGTCTGACGATAGCGGGACGATTACGGATACAATTGTCGAAAAGCGTGAACACCATCTGCATCTCCCACTGTCACGACTCACCAAAGACGTGAAGAACCACCTCAAGAATGGTGGCATTGACATTAACGGTGATGATTCTGCTGGGTCAATCACGTTCCAGAAAAACGATTACACGCTTGATGTAGGCCCACAAAACGAGTATGACAGTAAGAAAGACGTTGGTGAGACAGGTGACGTAGCGTCTGAGTTTACGAAACAAGTGAGTGACAAATTTGATACATAGCACCAATGTCACCTGAATATACAAATGATGCGCCAACAGAAATAACGTGTGCAAATGGTCATACGCATGTTATTTACGGCGCAATTGTTGGTGAATGGTATCAGTGCCCGACAACTGATTGCAACGAGTTTGTAAAAGCACGTCCATAATGTTTCTTGACGATAACGCTCCTGAGCAACTAAAACGGCAGTTACCACACGACATACGCATTTATTTGCGGAATTTTTGGAAACATCCAAATAATCCAAGTAGGTCGTATGATTTTTACGACGATGTGGGACCGAAAGAAGGGCCTGATGATGAAGAAGGCGAGTTTCTATACTACTTGGCTGATGATCAAAGCCCGTTGAATCCATCACAATGGGGTGATGTAAACGTCTTACTGTTCTGTCGTGGTGGCCTCAAAACGACGATTGCAACAGCAGCAGTAGAGTGGTCGATTGCCAACTATCCCTTTGTTGAAGCTGATGTGACTGCCCCACGGCAAGAACAGTTCGGTGAGGTGATGGACAGGTTCAAATCACACATCAAACAAAGTGGGTTAGATGCACTTCGTACAAAAGACAATGTATCACACCAGAAGTTTGAGCGAAAGATTGAGGAACCTGATGGCTCTATAACGCACTCTGAGGCGGATGTGAAGGCACGTTCTGCATGGGGAGAGGGTGATGCCCTTCGTGGACTACACGGCCATCTGGGCGTTATTGACGAGTTTCAGGACGTTGATGAGTCGATGTTCTCAACGTTTCTTGAGGCCATTGACCAATCTGTGCCAAAGGTTAATTATTTCCCCACCATCTTTGTGATTGGCACACCAAAGATGGCAAACTCATTTTTCCATGAACTGTGGGAGATGAGTGACCAGAAAGATTGGACGCCAAACGAGGATGGTGAAGGCGGTGAGTGGGTAAGTCAGGCTGATGCGAATGAGTTTATCCCCACGGAGATGGCTGAAAAGCGAGATGAGTTGTATGCTGAAGCAGAGGAATTGATTGAGTACCTCCATGGGTTGGCCCGCGACCAGCGTGAAGTCGCTCAGAACGCTTCAGATTCGTCGCACAACGATTTTGTGCCAGAACAAGCCCAATCCATTACCAACGAAATAAAATCGCTTACAACGCAAGCAGATTCGATTGAGGGGTATTCCATACGTGGCTGGCATATTGACCAGTACGCTTCGCCCATTCACGATGATACAAAAATTGAGTTTAAGCGACAGAAATATACGAAAAAGAAGTTCAAAAACGAGGTGTTGGCTGAGTTTTACACCCCTGAGAACGACTTACTCAATGATGATCACGTGACGGACACCTTTGTTGATGATGGCTTCAAACGAAGACGACAGTATGAAGACAGCATCGTGACAATGGGTGTTGACTGGGGTGGTGGCAGTGGCCCACAAGCTTCTGATACGGTTATTACAGTTGGTGAGACGTATCAAGAAGGTGACGAAGAAGTAATGGATATACTACAGGTTGATTTCATTGACTCTGATACAACTAAACAAGGTGAGTTAGAGACGGTCGAACAGTATATCCGTGACTTTGATGTTGACAGAGTTGCTGTTGATGAGGGATACGGTGCAAAGCAACGTGAAGACTTACAGAACGGCAATAATATTTGGAACGATGATGGGTGGGATATGGTGTGTGGTGTGATTTATGGCAATATTAAAGATAAGGACCGTCCAAAGTTTGCTGAAAATAACTTCAAAGACTCAGCGTACTGTACGGTTGCTAGAACACACATGATTGAAAATATGGTCGCATACTTCAAAAACGGCAGTATTCGGATTCCGAAAAACGAACTAACATTTAATCGTGACGGCAATGGCACGAAACTACTCAATCAATTGACAGCCCCGTACACAGACAGAGTAGAAACGTCTGATGGGAAAAAGAAACTGAAGGTGCTGTCTGACCGCAATGATGATGTGTTTCAGTCATTTGTCTATACGTGGCTTGCGGCACATAGGTTTGGGTCTACGAGAAGCATCAAATCAATCCATACAAAGAACCGTGCGGGAATCTAGTCTCGTTACTACATTTAGCATAGAACATGCCTGATTTCGACATTGACGTTGGTGATCCACACGTCACTACTGACACATCAACGTCGTTTTCACACAAACGGCTCACTGAGGTATACAGCAGACGGTCTGATGGGCAAGACAAAACGTTAGCAGACACGTCTGATGAGGTTGACCCACGAAAGTTGGTCGATACACCATCGTTGAACGACATACGATGGTTGTATCGAACGTCAATTGGGGGGACAATTGTTGATAAACCTGTGTCTGATGCGTTCAAACACGGGTTTGACATTAAAAATAACGCCCGTGATGTACAGTCGTTGATAGACGACTTGAACTTTGTTGATGTATTCATTGATGCGTATCAGAAAGCTCGTCGGGACGGGTTTTCACTACTGTATTACGTACTTGAAGATAACTCTGATGGGGTGATGTATGACCCACTGGCTGATGATGTTACGGTCAACAGCATTCGAAAACTAGCCATTCACACGATTGATGATTTAGCCCGCTTTGATGCGTCTCACGGGGTGATTCCTGCAAACGCTGATGCAGACCCAATTCGGGATCTTGAGTACGACGAGTATCAGATTCGTCCAACAGGCATTGTTATGGACACGGACCCGCAATCAGAAACGTACAAAGAACCACTTGGGTATTTGATTGGAGAACCAGATTGGATTGATAACACAGACCCCACTGATGATGTAAAGTTCTTCCACAGAAATAGGTTTATTCATCTTACTGTTAACACCACTGCTGATGGTGACTTATCAGACCCCACGCTTGGTGAGTACGAAGGTGACTCGGTGTTGTTACAGTCGTACAACATTCTCAAGGGGCTAAAGAAGGGCAACTGGGCTATCATGCAGACATTATTCAGATATGCTGCAAAACTGTACCACGTGGAGTTGCCTGAGG